ATTCGCCCGATTGTGCGAAAGAGCCGACGAATGTTTTTGCCATTTGTTATCTCTGCAACGGGCATGGGGAAATATATATGGAGGAGGACACACCCGATGATGCCGGATGAGGCTGACCCTATTGTGCAGGCGGTAACGGATCGCTTTCATGCACGTTCCCGTGAAGGGATAAAGCATTATGGCTGTACGATGGCCGATAACCCTGCCCCTACGCTTGAGTGGATCAACCACGCGCAGGAAGAGTTGATGGATGGTATCTTGTACCTTGAGCGTTTGAAGATGGATATCGCCAATGACCGAAGATAAACTATCCGTTCGTGAAATACGCGCCGCTTTGGCTTCTCAGGATGAGGAGCGACGTGAGGCGGTTGTAAGTGAGCTTGAGGCGCTCGGCAGTAGCGAGATTACTGATGTGCTGTCTTGGGACGAGTTAGGACGTGTGCAGGTTCTAGCCTCGGATAAACTGTCTCCACGCGCTCGTCGTGCCATTAAGAAGGTGAAGATTACGCCTAACGAGAATGGCAATACGATTGAGGTGGAGATGCACGATAAGATGTCTGCCCTTCGATTGCTGGCGAAGCATCGTGGCTTACTTGAGCCTAATAGTGATGATCGCCGTCCTAGCATGATTGGGATCAATGTGAAGGGGCCAGACGTAACAACCTATGAAGTAGTGGAGGATGAAGAGTGATTTGGCAGTACGCATTAGAGGGAGGGATTGTTGAGAGCGGTATGTTCACAACGATGGACGTTGCTATTAATGATTTGGTGAGGCGGAATGAAGCCGCTGGACGTGAGGTAGAGATTGTTTCGCGTGATAAGGATTTGACGCAGTTTGTGTTGGTGTATCCCAGTGCTGGTCGCAGGGTTGAGGGTACGTTGTCTAAGTTGAAGCAGAATACTGGACCGACGCCGATTGATATTGACGACTTTATTGAACCTGTGGCTGAATTACAGAAGCAAGGTGTAAAGCGGAAAGAGGTTTGCCGAAAGTTAGGTATTTCAATTTCTGCGTTTATTAAGGTCAATAAATTGTTAAGAGTACGCAAATTGGAGGAGAAAAATGGCTAAGTGTAGAAGTATTTGTATTGAGTGCCACCGTCGTGGTGTTTATTGCATGAAGAGAATGGATGAGGTTAATAGCGATTTAGATCGGGAAGTAGCGAAGATCGTTCGTAAGAAGAGTGAGTTTTATGACTTCGTTGATGATTTCTATGATGATTATGAGCCGTTTGATGAGGTGAATATTACGAACGGCATGGGTATGACGCCGAAACAGATTGATGAGGCTGATGCTAGGTTTGGTGCTGCTATGCAGAAGTATGGTTTAGTCTTTGATGACGGGCCTTCTATAGAGCAGAGAAGGTGGAGGAATATTATCTAATGTCTAGGTCGCCACGCGCCACAGACCGTTCGCCGCGCCGTCGCCGCCAGAAGGGCGACGACGCGCTCACTGGTCTTAACTTGGATTTTTCGCAAAGTCCTACGACGTGGCGATTTTTAAATGACGATAGCTTCGTGCGGGGTCTAATGGGTCCAGTAGGTAGCGGAAAAACTTACGCTTGCTTGGCGGAGGTGATGCTTCGCGCTGTGAAGCAGACACCTTCGCCCGTCGATAATGTGCGGTACACGCGGTTTGCGGTTATTCGTAATAGCTATCCTGAACTGCGGACCACGACGATTAAGACGTGGCAGGAGTTGTTTCCAGAGCATATGTGGGGTGAGATGCGGTGGTCCCCACCGATTACGCACCATATTAAGTTGCCACCAAGAGAAGATACGCCGGGGTTAGATTGTGAAGTTATCTTTCTGGCGTTGGATCAACCTCGTGACGTTAGGAAGTTATTGTCGCTGGAATTGACGGGTGGCTTTGTTGATGAGGCTCGTGAGTTGCCGAAGGCGGTGGTTGATGGTCTAACGTCGCGTGTTGGTCGTTATCCGACGAAGAAGAATGGTGGTTGTCCGTGGCGTGGGGTCTGGATGTCCACCAACCCGATGGATTCGGATCATTGGTGGCATGAGCTAGCGGAGAAGAATCCGATTAAAGGTCGGTATCCGTGGAAGTTCTATAAGCAGCCCGGTGGTGTTACTGATGCGACTAAGGAGCATGAGGATGCAATCTTTGGGGCTAATAAGTATTGGCGTCTAAACCCGAAGGCTGAGAACTTGAATAATTTGCCGCCCGGTTATTACGAGCAGCAGTTGGCAGGTAAGACGCTTGATTGGATCGAGTGTTATGCTGGAGCTAAGTATGTTTACGTGCAGGACGGTAAACCTGTCTGGCATGAGTATAGTGATAGCTTAATGTCGGCTGACGTTGAGATTGAAGTCGGTATGCCAGTGCATATTGGTTTGGACTTTGGTTTAACGCCTGCTGCTGTTTTTGGGCAAAAGATGCCGAATGGGCGTTGGCATATCGTGCATGAGTTGGTAGCCTTTGATATGGGTCTTGAGAGGTTCGCCCATCACCTTATGGCAGATATCAGCACTAAGTTTCCTAAGAGCGAAGTGTTTATCTGGGGTGACCCCGCAGGTGGTAAACGCGATGAAATATTTGAAGTAACGGCGTTTGACCATCTGCGGACCCTTGGTTTGAGAGCGCAGCCTACTAACTCGAATGATTTTATGGTGCGTCGTGAAGCTGGCGCTATGCCGATGAATAGATTGATTGATGGTCGTCCCGGTTTGCTTGTGTCGAAAGATTGCAATCGTATTCGGAAGTCATTGGCTGGTGGATATCATTTTAAGCGATTGGCGATTGGTGCTGGTCAAGAACGGTTCAGAGATGTGCCGTCAAAGAACGATCATTCACACGTTGGTGATGCGTATGGGTATCTGATGTTGGGTGGTGGTGAGCATCGCCGTCTGACTAGGAACCCTAATGGTAAACCATTGTTTAAACAAATCAATGCGTCGATGGACTTCAACGTGTTTGCATAAAAAAGAGGGGTGCCCGAAAGCACCCCTCAATTACGCACACAGGGAGGAGAACGGACCCGCATGATCGTCCATTCGTTTTATATCATAGTGGTATATCCATACGGGATCAACAAAAAACTATGCAAAGATTGAGTTCTAATAGGAGCTTGCAGATAGTCCCATTTTTCTGGGGGCATGTAAAATTGATGGATTTACGTCCATTTGAACAGGCGTATTTTGATAGTATGCCTGACTATATTGAGCGTCTGAAGGAATATGGTACGCAGAAACATTGTTACACAGCGATACATGCTGGAAACATAATTGCTTGTTGGGGCGCATACCCACTTTGGGAAGGTGTTTCCGAGGCTTGGCTATTAACTTCATATCAGTTTGAAACAATTCCTATTACAGCTACACGCACTGCTATACGATACTTCAATAAAATTTATATTGATATGCAATTACATAGATTGCAAATCACTGTAAATTGTAACGATGAGCTTGCAATGCGATGGGCATTTGCATTAAAAATGAAACAAGAAGGTGTCTTGCGCGATTATGGGCCAGACAAATCTGATTATGCAATGTTTGCGAGGACTGAGTAATGGGATTCCTTATGTCTAGACCTAGAGCGCCTGCGCCAGCGGCGGTTGCTCCAGAAACTGTTGCTGCCCAAGAACGTCAAGAGCAACGTATTGAAAGTGAGGAAAGAAGGCAGAAGGCGCAAATGGCTGCAAGTATTCGCGCCCGTCGTAGGGGTGGCCAGCGTATGTTGCTTTCCTCGGATCGTGATGAGCCTAGGCTTGGTATCACATCAAACATGAACGCTTATAAAGGGGTTTAATTATGGGTGGTGTTCCAAGAACGATTCTTAGAGCGGTTACCAGTGTTCCAAGGGCTGCTGCTAGTGCAGCTTCTGAGGTTGCTGATGTAGTTTCTGATACAGCTAGGGCTGTAACCCAAACACCTAGACCTAGAGCAGCGCCAGCTCCTGCTGCTCCCGCTACACCATCCCAAGCAGCCGAGGCTACTACTGAAGCTCCTGCTGCTGCCACTCCATCAAAACCCGCTGCTAAAGTAACTCGCTCTACTGAGGATCAACGCCGCGCTGCTGCTTCTGTTCGTGCGCGCCGTATAGGCAGGCGTGGACTTTTGAGCCGTCGAAGAGCGTCTACTCTTGGTTTACGTGAAGATCAAAAAACAACATTAGGTGCTGGTTAATGCCGAAAGTAGTTCTTAAAGACGGTAAGACCCGTCACTTTTCTTACAGTAAAAAGGGTATGTCTGCTGCAAAAGAATATGCGCGTCAGTATGGCGGTCGTATTGAAAGCGTCAGCATGAAGACAAAGATGAGAAAGAAGAAGGAAACGGCATGAAACAAGTTTGGGAAAAGAAACGCCCTAAAGATTTAGGTAAGCCTAAGAGCTTAACGTCAGGTCAAAAGCGTTCAGCTATGAGAGCTGCTAAAAAGGCTGGTCGTCCTTATCCTAACTTGGTTGATAACATGAGGGCCGCGCGTGGTTAAGAAGGCGTATCAAAACCCTGAAGGTGGTCTTAATGAGGCTGGGCGTAAATATTTTAAACGCACTGAAGGCGCTAATCTTAAGAAACCACAAAAAAGTGGTACTGATGGTAGGCGTGTCAGTTTCGCTGCTCGTTTTGCTGGTATGAAGGGTCCGATGAAAGATGAAAAAGGTAGGCCCACGCGTAAAGCTCTTGCTCTAAAAGCTTGGGGTTTTGGTTCAGAAGAAGCTGCTCGTAACTTTGCGGCGCGTCATAAGAAAGGTTAAGCCATGCTGACCGTCGATCAAATTATGAAACGTCATGCTCTTGCACAACGTCGCAAGGATAATTGGCGTCAGATTTACGAAGACTGCTATGAGTTTGCTTTACCGCAGCGTAATTTGTATGACGGTTATTACGAAGGTGGTGGTACACCCGGCCAGAATAAAATGGCGCGTGTGTTTGATTCTACTGCTATTAGTGCGACGCAAAGATTTGCTAACCGCATTCAAGCTGGTTTGTTTCCGCCATATGGTCGTTGGTGTCGTCTTGAACCCGGCCCTGATATTCCTGCGGATCGCCAGTTAGAAGCGCAAGCTGCATTAGATTTATACGCAGAAAAGATGTTTTCGGTTCTCCGCCAATCAAATTTTGATTTGGCAATGGGTGAATTTCTTATGGACCTTGCGGTTGGTACGGCGGTTATGCTTGTGCAACCGGGCGACGACATGACACCAATCCGCTTTACTGCTGTGCCTCAATACCTTGTGGCTATTGAAGAGGGTGCACATGGTCGCGTTGATAACGTGTATCGTCGTATGCGGATTAAGGCTGAAGCAATCAAGCAACACTGGATGGATGCAGAAATTCCTGACCGTCTAGCGCGTATGATTGAGGAAAAGCCAACAGAAGAGATTGAGTTGGTTGAGGCAACAATCCTTGATATGAACCGTGGTGATTATGATTATCATGTGATTTGGCCAGAAGGTAAGGCACAGATTGTGCAGCGCAAGATGAAGTCTTCGCCTTGGATTGTGGCTCGATACATGAAGGTTGCTGGTGAAGTTTATGGTCGTGGGCCTCTTGTTACTGCAATCCCAGACATTAAGACACTCAATAAGACGCTAGAGCTTTTGCTCAAAAACGCATCTTTGTCTATTG